GGATTTGAAAGATATAAGGAGAATTTAAAAAGACCCCAGCAGAAAATTCACTACTTCCTAATTGCCCTAATTCCCCGATATTATCGCGGGTCGCCATATTTGATTTAAAAAAATAAATAATATCTTTTATTGCAGTAGCGTCTTTATCATCTTTTGCAAATAAGTCAAAGGCAAATGAAAATTGCCTTAATTGTGGACCATTGAATAATAATTCAATGTTGTTGTTTAGGATTGCACCAGTTGATCTCGTTAATAGATTATTAACCTGAACAGCCTGACCAGCCAGGGCAACTTTTATTGCAGTCGTGGCGGGGCTTCCTTCAGTAAATAAGTCTTTAAAACCATCTATTTCACCTAAATTTTTTGGATCAAATGCGTTAGTATCTGATCGAGCAAGATTTAAAGAAGCATTTGCAAAAACTCTCTGTAGTTCCGAAAGCCGGTCGTCCAACCAGTCAACACTATTTGTGTCACTAATTTTAGTAATCGGTAAAACAACAAATGGGGTAGATTCTACTCTTTTATATTTTTTATCCTCTCTATTTCCACCGACCCCGGCAATTACAATATCTTGCCCTAGTGTTGATAGGCTTCTACTTTCCGGATTATATTCATAAACGCTGAATTGTACATGATCCTGATCATCGCTAATATCTTGTGGATATTTCAAAAAAGTGCTTTTTGTGCCTATATTTCTATACTCAATTGTCGTATAAGCCTCTTTGGGTATTGTAATAGAAAATGGTTGATTCTCCGTTATCCCGGCTTCTGCTAGAGATTTCTTACTTTCCTTTACTAAATCTTTATTATTCTTTTGCTCATCATCAGTCGCCTTATCAGTTGGGGTAAACTTTCCATCTTGGTCATAAGAACCAATAGTCACAAAGGTAGTTGTCGATGCCCTAGGAGATGGTCTATCTTCCCGTTGAATTAAAGTTTTCCCCTCTTCGACTAACGATTTATAGGTTTTGTTATTATATCTATAGGGTTTAGATTCTTTTTCTTCCATTTAATCTTTATGACTATTTATTTACTTTTATGGGATAAAAAGTAGGAATCCTTAAAACATAATCCAATTCTGATGGCTCTATACGATATAATTTACTCTGCACTCTATCAAATCTATATTTCCTAAAAGGTGACTGAACATAAGTAATTGCGTCCCTCCAGTGAAAATTAATCCCCTCAAAATAACTACCACTTGCATTTGTGACTAAAACAACTGGATTCATGTCATACCATTCACCAGTTTTTGCGATATATTTAAAAGTATAAATCTCATTCAATTGAAATGAATCAGCGGTTCTCCCCTCTGTTGCCAAAACACCAATCAACAACTTAAAATAATAATTAGGATCATAACCACTAGGAATATTTTTAGATAATTCTTCTAACTTGTTTATCTTTTCTTTTTCTTTTCTAGCCGCCTTATAATCAACAAATTCTTCTGGATCCCTTCCTTGTTTTTTGGCAAGATAAACAATTCTCTGCTCATCAGCATCTATCTTCCTTCTTTTTGCATCGGCCAAACGACCAAAAAGACTTAAAATTTTACTAACGGCACCCCAGGCCCTGGCCGCAACATTCGATAAAATTCCCATATCTAAATCCCCAATTCTTTTTCTGTGACTACCCTAAACATCATATTGTTTGATTCACAAAACTGTTTTGCCTGATTCCATTTGGACTGATTCTTTTCATAAGTAGCAACCTCATTAAGATAAGTCTGGGTTTTCTTTCTGCCTTTTTTAGGAGGTCTGGTTTGTTTGTCTGGTTTTATTTCAATCAGATAAGAATCAACTCCCCCACTTCTGTTTTTTACCTTTAAAAACAAGTCAGGAAAATATCTTCTTACCTTATTGGTCGAAGAATCAAAATACTTTATAGGAAATGGCTCAGAAGACCATTCTAAAATACTATCGGTCGTGTCCGCCCATTTAAAGGCCCTTAGTTCCCATGAGGATCTAAACACAATTTGGTTCACATCACCAATGTATTTTTGTGGATTTTGTGGTTTAAACAGTCCTTGTAAATAATTGGCCAAGGGTTAATAAATAGTTATTATTACTTATTTATTAAATGGCCCCGAGAATTAGACCATTATCAGAAATAAAATCTAAACTTTTAAGGCCAGCGACGACTAGTCATTTTGAATGCGATTTTATTATTCCTGGGAATAATGAAAGTGGAGTTTTGCAGTTTTTAAACCAACGGATCGGGAATGGAGCGTTTGATAAAGACATAATAAATCTTAGTTGCTGTGATGCGTCGCTTCCAGGATCTACTCTGCAAACGGCAACTCTTACTGATTCTTATACTGGTGTTACTGAAAATTATGCCTATAGGAGAGCCTACGATAATCGGGCGGATTTTACTTTTTATGTTGTTTATAGCCCAGAAAAAGCTCCTTATTCTGTAATTGAAGTATTTGAAAATTGGATTGCCTATGCGGCTGGTGAAGATGATAAAAGAGGGCAAGGAAATCCAAATTATTTTTATAGGGTTAATTTTCCTTCTTTATATATGACAGACTTTACTATCAAAAAATTTGAAAAAGATTTTGATAAAACAAAAAAATTTTTAAGCTATCGATTCATACGTGCCTTTCCTCAGTCTATTGCCTCAATGCCAGTTTCTTATGAGGGCTCTCAGGTATTAAAATGCACTGTATCTTTTTCATACCAAAGGTATGTATTAAATCTACCAAATCCCTAAACCAATCACCTAAATAGTACCATGGTTATTACTTTATAAATTTTATGGCTCTTCCTATTGTTAATGCTCCTGAATATTTTCTTGAACTCCCTTCAACTGGAAAGAAGGTGAAATATCGTCCTTTTGTTGTAAGAGAGGAAAAGGTTCTTCTACTTGCACTTGAATCCGAGGACGTTGCTGAAATGTCTAACGCGGTGAAAAATGTATTGACTAGTTGTGTAAAAGGCGAAAACCTTAATATTGAAACCCTCCCTACTTTTGATATTGAATACCTATTCCTCAATATCCGAGGAAAGGCGGTTGGAGAAGAGATTGAATTGCAACTTCTTTGCCCTGATGATGGTGAGACTTATGTAAAAACCAAGATCTTTATTGATGAAATCAAGGTCAAAAAAGACCCTACCCATACTAATAAAATAAAGATTAATGATGACCTGATGATGGAAATGAGGTATCCATCACTTGAGCAGTTTATTAAATCCAACTTCAACTTTGAAGACCGCAAGAGTCAACTAGAGCAATCAATTGAACTAATCGCCTCTTGTGTTGATAAAATTTATAACCAAGAAGGGGTCTGGACTTCTTCTGATGCGACGACTAAAGAAATTATTGATTTTCTTGAAGACCTTACCTCGACCCAGTTCAGTGAGATTGAAAAGTTCTTTGAGACCATGCCAAAACTAGAACATAAAGTCAAGATTAAAAATCCAAAAACAGAAGTCGAGAGTACCATTACACTTGCAGGGCTAACCGATTTTTTCGGTTGAGCCTGAGCCATATGGATCTGATGTCTTACTATAAATTAAATTTTAGTCTGGCCCAGTTCCATAAATGGTCAATAGCCGAAATAGAAAACTTTATTCCTTATGAACGTGAACTTTATGTGATAATGTTGAATCAACACATCGAGGAAGAAGAACAAAAGCAAAAAGCCCTGTCCCAATAAATGTCAGTCAGAAACAAATTAGACGCACTTAAAAGAATACTTGGGGCTGAGAACTTCTTTCTGGCCGAGGCATTTATTGACAAAAATTTAAAACCACTAAAGATCAGAAAAACATCTAATCTTTATGTTGCGGCTGTTGAATATATTGGCACATTAATACAAGAAGAAAAGCAGATATTAACGGATAAAGAAGCCGAGATCTTAGCCAAAGATAATACAAAAAAGACTGTTGGTACTGTTCATAAAAAGCTAAAGAAAGAGTTTGATAATCTTGTAAAATTAAATCAAATACTGGAAGGAGAAAAGAAAGAACCAGCAAGATCCCCATCTAAACCTCTCCCTGATCCGATTCCGGCTGCCCCGGCAAAAAAAGAACCACCCGAAGTAACTCTTGAGGCCGATCAAAAAAGAGTTCAAAAAGGCGGCTCTGCAACAGTAACCTGGGCATCTAAAAATGCGGCCAGGATATCAAGAACGGATATTCCAGGAGTAACATCAAGATCTCCTTTGAGTGGTTCTATAGAAATCAAGGACATAAGAAGGAGAAGAGATCTTTATATTGTTGTAGAGTCTTTAGATGGCCAAAAAGCCGAGGCCAGGACTCAAATTTTTGTTGAGACCCAGGATTATCAAAGGAAAAAAGAGAAAGGATTGGTTGATGAAGAACCTCCTACTCCACAACCAAAACCACCCTTAACTAATCTGGTTAGCCCATCTTCTAGACCTCAACCAGAGCCAAGAAGACGGTTAACACCAGATGCCGAATCTTCTAATATAAACACCAATATTCTTGTCAGTATTGAAAAATCTCTTACAAACATCTCTAGAGTTCTTGCCTCTCAATTGAAGTTGGGTCAAAGAATTTTTGATACCGAAAGAAGATCAGCCGAGGCCGCAAATCGGCTCAAGAAAGAAGAACAAATGGAGGGTAAAGATGAGGGTCCTTCAGGCACTTCCTTAATGAAGGCCGGGGCCGAAAAGATGATTTCTCCTTTTAAGGCTATTATTGATAAGATCGTTAACTTCTTGGTCTTTACATTTTTGGGTCGGGCCTTTACTGAGATCATAAAGTGGATGAATGATCCGGCAAATAAAGGAAAGGTTGATGCCCTAGGAAAATTCTTAAAGGCCGCCTGGCCAATTCTTCTTGGACTTTCCTTATTATTCTTGACTCCTTTGGGTAGTTTTATTTTAGGAACTGTTCAGTTCTTGACTGGAACTGCCAAGACCTTAAAGGGCCTGAAAGGACTAATTGATAGACTTATCTTTAAGAAAGGAGCCAAACCACCTGTAAAGGGCGGCCCAGGTGTTGCAGGAGGCACTAAGGGGAAAGTGACGGTAAGCGGGCAGACACAGGCTAGAGGGTCATTTTCAAGGCGGTCTCCAATATCTGGAGATGTTCAACCAACAAAAGGGTTTAAATTACCTAAAATCCCAGCGTCTCCTCTAAAGACTATTGGGAAGGGTGGTCTTGCTACGGCTGCTGTAACTACAATACTAGAGATTTTTAAACCACAGATCCAAGGTGCTGTAGGTCAATTTTATGCAAACGTGGGATCGGGTATGAAAAATTTATCCGATGAACAACTAATAAAAGAAATTGAAATTGAATCTAAAACAAAAGAAGATCCTTTTGGTAGACTTAGATTATTACAAGAAGAAGCCGAAAGGAGACAGAAAAAATTCTCTACTGGTGGTCAAATATTCTCGGGACTTGTAACAGAAAAAGACGGTATAAAAGTATCTGGCGCGGGGAAAGATACCCAGGCATTCCCTGTTATGGGAGGCGGGACAGCGGTTCTCCAACCTGGAGAAGTCGTTCTTAATAAGGCCGGTGTAAAAAATGCACTTTCCATAGGAATTGACCCATTAAAATTAAACACCGGACCAAATGCAAATAAACCAGTTAATATAACGGGTGGAATAAAAGCCATGAAATCGGGTGGTATTATTGGTGGCATGAATAAAATGCCAAAAATCTCTAGTAATAAAAAGATGCCATCGATGAACATGAATATGGCAAATAATATTACTAATAGATCAACCAATGTAAATGTCAACAATAATATGACAATGAAGAATTCTGGAACTTCTTCATATAGGCCAATAAAACAATCAGCTCCTATGATGAGTAATTATTCGTCAATGGGTACTAGGCCAATAAGACAATCAACTCCTATGATGAGTAATTATTCTTCAATGAGAAGTAGTCCGACAAGACAATCAACTCC